GATCCATTTATGGTTGGAACACTTAATTGTCATGCAGCAGGAACAATACAAGATCCATTTGATATGTACGATATGTCTTGTTGCATAGGATATTAAATTAAAAAAGTAATATAAAATAATTATGAAAAATTTAAAAGATACAATATTATTAGAAAGAAAAATTAATGAAGGCACATGGACATTTGAAGAACTTCTTGAAGACATGGAAGAGTATTTTGGTACAATATTCTATGAAGATGGTTTAAATGGTGATGCAAATGTTTATTGGCCAGAAGATTATGATGGTGATTTAGAGAAGTCACCAACAAACGAATATGTGCTAAAAGCAATGCTTGACAAAATTCAAGAAGTATTAAAAGAAAATAAAGTTAAATTTGAATATAAATTAGGATAATATGAAAGCAATTAATAATTTCATTAATGAGTCAAAAAATTTCAAATTAACTGAAAGTGAAAGAGATGCATTATCAGATTTCATAGGAGTTATTTGTGGAAATATTGGAGACGATGAAGATCGAAATGAATTAAAAGATGTTATTGATAAATTAGATGATGATGAAATTTCACAGTTAAAAGATCTTCATGATTGCTTAGATGATAATCAAACATATAAGTCAATAAATCGTAATGTAATTATCGATGATATTTCATTAATTAAAAAATTATATAAATTAATGGATGATAATGATTTACTTAATGAAAACTGGGATTTAATTGATGCATTGGAAAAAATATGTTTATAAAAATTTATGAAAAATCTTAAAGAAAAATTAATAAATGAAAGTGGAAATTTAGAAGATAAAGCTTGGGATGCTGTATTTGATTATGCAGATAAAGAAGCAAAAGATGTTTCTGAATTTTTAAGATTTATTATGGATGTAATAAATGAAGTAACTGGTGCGGATATATGTAGAGGTGATAAAGATAAGGATGCAGGATATTTACAAGATATCGTTGAACTTATTGGAGATTATTGCGAGAAGAAAAAACTTCTTGATTTTAGTGAATATAAAGATAATGCATAATTATGAAAGATATTAAAAATTTTATATTAGAATCAACTCAATCTGAAGATCTTCATGAAGAAATAGGATTAGCTCTTAAAGAATTTGGTAATATCAGAAATGGATTTAAAATGACTCCAATTGATGATATTAAAGATGCAATGTACAAAGCAGGTTTTGATTTTGATGAAGAACAATCATCAGACGAAAAACTTGTATTTGTTGGTGAATACATTGATACACAATATGAAGTAACTTTATTCGCTGCTGACCATGTATCAGGTAAATTTAAGATTAAAAATTTCAATGAAATAGAAGTATGAAAGATTTAAATAATTTTATAAATGAATCTATAAGTGATGTTAAGTATGCTATTCGATGGTATTATTATGCAGACGAAAAAATGTCATGGTCATATCAATCATCATTAAACAGAGCCCAATCATTTATTCAAAAGATGCAAAAACAAGGTATGAAGATATATGAAATATATGAAATACCTTCAGATAATGTAAAACAATTTAAATCTCTTATTGATAAGAAAAATGATAATGAAAATAAGCTTAAAGAATTTTATAATAAATATTGGGGTAAATCAGATATAGAAAAATTTTTAGATACGAAATAATGAAAGATCTTACAACATTTATTATTGAGGCAGAAAAGAAAACTCAAGTTGAAACACCTGGAGAAACATGGGTTGCAATTGAAATTGTAACTCCAGATAAGAATAGTGAAGATCCAACAAAAACAAAAAGTTCAAAACGAGTAGTTTCTTATAATACATATATGGATATGAAGAAAAGTGGTCAAGCATCAAATGGTACAAAAGTTATATCAGTAAATGCAATTAGTCCATCATGTCCATCAAAAGAAAAAGCCCAAGAATATACAAAGAAATAATAATATGAAAGATTTAATTGAAATTGTAACTGAAAATAGAGTAGGTCCTATTAAAAAACTTGATATGTTAACAATTATGATTGCATATCAGATGTGGAAGGAATATAAACTTTATGATGAGTTCTTTGGAGAATTAACTAAAGAAGAACTTGAAGATTATGATGATTTAAATAAAAGATTAGAACAACTTGATAATGATAATTCAAGAGTTCAATGGTCATTACTTAAAGAATATTTTGAAATAATAAATAAAACGGCAGATTATGTATTAAGTTGTCCTGATGATGAATTTTCAAAATCAGATAAAAAAATTTGGACAGAAATTAAAAGATACGTATCATGAAACATATAACTGATTGGATTAATGAAAATAGAGGCGAGATTAAACATTATGTTGATGGAATTTTAATATCCGAAGACGAACGGATATTATTATTGCGTCGAGCTAACTATATGAAGAACTTTGGAGGACAATGGGGATTTGTCGGTGGCTCAGTTGACAAAAAAGATAAGAACAATAAAGAAGCAATAATTCGAGAAATTGAAGAGGAAACAAAAATAAAATTGACTTTCAATGAACAACAGAAAATGAAAGCTATTGATAAACAAAAACATGAAGATAATAATGGTTCTATTGTTTCTGATACGGAATATTGGTTAATAAAATTGGAATCAAATCCTGATGTAAAAATTTCTCGAGAACATTCAAAATATGAATGGATAGATATAGATACATTTAAGAACAAAACATTTAAGTTTATGCCTGATGTATTTAATTATATACAAAAGTATTTTAACGGAGACTTATAATGCCATTAATTAAGAAACCAGAACAGACAACATTAGGTCATATATTTAATCTAAAAGATTTAGATAAAAAAATATATACAGAGGATGAAATAAAATCATTCCATTTAGACGCGGCAATTGATAATCATCCATTAGCAAGGAAGCCAACTGTAATGCGTTCTAAATTAGCATATAAAGAAATATTAAGAAACTTAAGACCTGACAAAAAATATATTTTGCCCGGACAAATTGTTTTATTTAATTATTCACAACCAAAGTTCAAAGAGGAACTTGAATATTATGATAATTATCCATTTTGTATAAGTTTCGGTATTATGAGAACTGAAGATGGTAATATTCGTGAGTGTATGTTGAACTTACATTATTATCCACCATTTACTCGTGCAAGAATATTAGAACAAGTATTTACTCATTTCCGTCCATATTTTGAAAAATATTTTAATGAAGCAGGAACAAAACCAAATATGATTATGTCATATAAGATGTTAAAACACTTGTTAAAGACTAATCAAAAAATTGCATTCGGTACAAAAATGTATATACCTGTTCTTAGAGGAGTAACATTCAATATACCTGCAAGATTATTGCCAACTGCATTTTATACAGAAGGTAAATTTAGTAAAGCAACATTACAACAAATTTTCCATTTTTGGAGACAGTTCTAAATTAATGTTTATTTTTAATAAAGTACATATATTATAAATATTTATGAAAAGATTAAGTAGAATAATTAAAGAAGGTGTACAGCCTGGTAATCAATTAAATACAACCGGTGTTACTAATCATTATACACCTATTCAAAACATATTAACAAATATTAAGAACTTATTTTGTTTAACATTAGGTGTTGTTGCAGAAGTTGCTGATGATAATGTTTCAATTAAATTATCAAGTTCTCAATTTATTTCAAGACAAAAGACAGAAGAAATATTATGGAGAGCTATGTATAATGATGTATTTACTTATGGAACAAGTTCATTATATGGTTATATTACATCACAAGGTTTACCAACAGTTACATTTATTAATCTTGGTGGATATTATGTTGTATATTTCTCACCAAATGATATAAAGACAGCTGAGGATCCTAGAAAGATGGCTCTTAATGATATGCCAGAAGCTGCTAACGAATCATTATTAAACGAATTTGAAATTGGTACATTTATTAAAGAAGATGATTCTGAAGAAGAAATGAAGTCAGAAACTGTTTCAAAGGTATTGGAACTTCTTGATGGACCAGATAAAGTTAAAGCTGCAAAACAACTTGAATTACTTGTTTCTAAAGAAATTCAACTTCCACGTGAGTATTATTTCTCAGCTATTAAGTTTAAGAGTGGTGAAGAAGCAATTGCACTTCGTTGGAAATATACTAAGAAAATGCCATTTGGTAAAGCAGAAGGTGACGGTGAATATAAAGAAACAACTGTAGAAAATACACGTTCACTTATGCATATATTTGGTAAAGGAGAAAGAGCTATATGGGTACAAGATTTTGATGAAGATTCTTTAGTACAATTACCTGAAGAAGTAAAAACATTAATACAATCAATTCTTGATTTACTTGAAGCTGGTGAAACCGATAATCCTGCTGTTTTCTCATTAACTGGAGAACGTAAAGAACGTAAAGACGATGACGAAAACAAAGACGATGACGAAAACAATAAAGATGATGATAAAGGATCTAAATCAGATGACGATGATGATTCAGAAGACGATGATTCAAGAGGAGAAGATAAATAATTATGAAATCACTTAAACTATTTTTAGAAGGTAAGACAATAGAAGAAGTAACAGTAAAAGATATTAATACTAAAAAGAAAGTTGATGTTGTATATTATTGTTATGATAAAGAATCATTAGACAAAGTAACTGACCAATATGAACATGTTGGTAAATATTGGGTTGATAAGGGATTCTTCCTTGCAACATTAAAAAATAAATCAACATGGGTAGTTGATATGAATAAAGAATGGAATGTTCATACATGGCGTCCTAATGCAGATTTTATCGAACATGATGAAAATGAAGAAGAATATACTTATAAAGAACTTATTGAATTACTTAAAAAAGGAGAAACAATGTTTATTGTTATAAATAAAACAACATTATGAAAGATATAATAACAAAAATTAATGAATCATCAGATAATATAATTTGGCATACTGGAGATGATTTGCCTAAAGAATCAAAATTTAATGAACCTGGATCTAGAAAAGATAATAAAATTACAATGTTATTTGTTATCATAGATGGAAAAATAAATAGACGTAACCATTATACTTCAGATGTTTATAAAAATGTAGCAATTTGTGAATATTATAATAATGGTGAAATTATTTTTAAAGGAAATAGGAAAAAACTTAAAGCTGAAGATAAATGGTGTTATCTAGATGATATTTTGAAAACATTAGTATAAGATAAATATATAGAACGAAATAAATGAAATCATTACAAGAATTTATTACAGAAGCTGAATCTTCAGAAGATGTATATGTAGTTTACATGGGTGATGGAACAATGGAAAATTTCTATTATACTGAAGATGATGCAAAAGCTAAGGTTGATGAATTGAATAAAGAAAATCCAGATGCTAAAGCTAGTTTCAAAAAAGAACCAAAATCAAATATTGAAAAATAATTTAATAAAGAGGAGTAACTTTACTCCTCTTTTTGAACTTAATTATATGTTTATCTATATTAATTTGTTAATAAATGTAATAAGTTATGACTGGAACATATAAAGAATTTTATAAATTTATCAGTATATTTGCACCGTATTGTGTAGATATATGGGAAGATTTACACAATCGTAAAGATCCTAAAAGTGGAGATAAATTTAGAATTACATGGCCATATAAGTTAACTGATATTGAAATGTCAGTTATGCATACTATACCAATGGTTGATTGTACTTTTGTTAAAGTAGAATTTGACCCAGAATTTAAAAATGGTGTAGCATTTTACTATATATTTAATAATAAAGGAGAAGAATTAAAGTTACATTCAATTAATGATGTATATGATACTTCAAAATTAACTGAAAGCAATTTTTGGGATTTATTCGCATTTTGGACACATTGTAAACCTATAGATTAAATTATGAAAGTATATAAATTAGTACATAAAAAGTATAAAGGGGATGTTATGTTGGGTTTACCACAAACATATAGAAATAAATCAGGAGAAAAATATATTCAAGAAAAATTAAATAATTTTAAGCCATGGAAATATGCTATTCCATATTATAAAAATAGCAGATTTGTATTTATGTCTTCCCATGCATTATTAACATTTTTATTTGGTCCATTAGGTTCACCAAATGATATATCTGAAGATATATTTGAAAGTATAAATGATAATTTTTATATTGTTGAATATGATGTAACTACATGGAGTAATGGATTATCATCAATGTTATGTACTCATTTTGATGATGAAGTTAATAATGAAATAGAAAAACAAGAAATTACATTTAAGGAAATATCATCATGGACATATAAAGTTATATATCAAGATGATGTTCCAAAAGAAGATATTAGGTTAACAAAAAGTAAATATTACACAAATGTAAAAACCTATTTTAGTTAAATAACAAACGTATTAAATTTTTTAAACATTATGAATTTCAATAAAAATAATTTTTTGTTTAAAGAGTTAGTTAACACATTTGATTATACAACAGCTACTCAGAATAGAGATGTATATACGGATGTAAGTATTAATGGACGACGTTACAGAAAGTACGGCACATTGCAGGCTGTGACATTTGTTGGAAATTTGTATAGAGTCGGATGGAGTGGAGAAGGATACTATCCAAAAGAGCAAGGTCCTATCCAAACATTTAAGAATGATAAGTATGTATTGGTAATTGGTATGTCAAAGCAACATCCATGCGATACAAAGGTAAACAAAGATTTTGGATATGAAATAGCAACTAATAATATGTTGAATGATCCATGTATTATTATTGATATTCAAGGTAAGTTTACATATAGACGTTTCAAAAACATAGTTGAAAATTATTTGAGTACAATGAAGCTTGAATATATTAAAACTAAGAAGGAAATTAAAATGGAAGGTAAAAATCCAAAAGATTATAATCGTTAAGAAATATGTTTATAAACAGTTTAATAAATAAGTTCGGATATTCGGAAATGTATGAATGGTCCGAACTTTTTAAGTATGATATTATTCCGTATGGAAGATTCGTTACATTTGATGAACAACATCCTGGTCAGATTAAAATAGCTAATAAAGATGATTACCCTATTGGTGTAACAACAATTAATACAACAATAGTGTCTGATGATCCTGATTATTGGAATGGCAAATATCTTTGTAATGAATATGGTGACACATTATTAAAACAAAAAGTTGTAACAGTTGATAATACTGATAGATTACAATATATACCGGTTATTAATGAAGCATATGATAATAATAAGGAATATGTTAAACGTTCAGATAGAAAAGAATGGATAAGAGTTAATTTACTTGGTAAATGTATTGTTGTTGATAATGGAGAATGTCAGCCCGGACAATTATGTAGAGTTGGAGAAAATGGAATTGCTATACCTGTAGAAACATCAAATAACTGGCCGTATGTTAATAAATTTTTTGTTATTGGTAGATTAACAGATCATACAATAATGATATTTTATAAATAACATTTTAAATAGTTAACATTAATTAACTATATTTAAATCATAAATATATGTTGAATATAAATAATGAATAATAAAGTTAGATTTACAAAAATTAGAAATGTTAAATCACCATCACGTAATTGGGGAGATGCTGGAAGTGATTTTTATGTCCCTGAATATAGCGAAGAATTTGTAAAAGATTTGATGGCTAAAAATGTTAATAATGATATTGAAATAGATAAAGAAAATAAGCTTATTATAATTAATTCATTATCACAAATATTAATACCATCAGGAATTAAAGTTGATATTATAGATAAAACTACATATCTTGATTTTGAAAATAAATCAGGTATTGCAACTAAAAAAGAATTATTAATTGGTGCTCAAGTTATTGATTCAATTTATCAAGGAGAAGTACATATTAATGTTCATAATGTATCTAATAAAGCACAAACAATTGAATTTGGTCAAAAATTAGCACAAGCAATTCATAAGGAATATAGAGATACTCAATGGGAGGAAATATCTAATGAAGAATATGATCAAATTCCAGAATCAACACGAGGAACTGGTGGATTTGGATCAACAGGAGTTTAATTAAATAAACACATAAATAATATGATTACACCAGGATTACTTTCAGAATTATATGATAAAGCAAAAGTTAATTATGAATTAGCTGAAAATGATTATCATATGTCTGGAGATGAAGATTATCATAATGAGATGTGTGTTCATTCTGGAGAAATGTTAGCGTATGGAAAATTATTAGAAATGTTAATACATGAATAAAAAGAAAATATATATTTCTTTACCAATTGCTTTTCAAGAAAATACAGTATATAAACGTAATGAATGTGCAAAAACATATTTGGAAATGAATTATCCAAAATATGAATATATATCTCCAATTGATGCTAATCATATAGATGATGAAGCATTAGGTAATCATTTAGCGATTGAACGTACTGCATATTATATGGGTAAAGATATTGAACAAGTTATATTGTGTGATGCTATATTAATGTGTCCTGGATGGGAAAATTCACGTGGTTGCAAAGTAGAGAAATTTACTGCAGAAACATATGGTAAAGAAATATTATATATGGAGCAAATAAAAAAGGAGTAACATATGTTACTCCTTTTGTAAATTATCATTATTTTAATTTAGAATTAATGTCTTCAATTGCTTTTTTAATTTTTTGTACATATTCTTTAGCATCACGAATTTCATTATCTGAATATTCTCTATCAAATTTACCCCATTGTTGAGCGTCTTCATCACTAGCTCCTTTTTCTTTAGCTCGTTTAACAGATCTTTCTGCATCAGCTTTATATTTCATTGATTTATAGAAACATTCATATGCATAAGATACATAACGCATTAAATCACCTAAATCAAAACGTTGGTCCATATTATCAGGATTACTAATTACCTTTTTATATAAATCAATTACTTCTTGATTAGTTTTTTCAATTTCTCCAAATAATATATTAGGATCTTCTTGAAGTTTCTTGGCTTTAATTTCTTTAACTAAAACAGAATAACGAGCCTTTTGAATTTTAAGAAGTTCTTTAAGTGAATTTTCATCATAATTAATTACACCTTCTTGTGATGTTTCACGACTAGTATGAAGATCTTTATATTCAGATTTCATAGCATCTGTAATTTCAAGAACATAAATATCTAAACCATCAATAATAGCAGCTGCTTCATTATATTTAAGAGATCTAGTTTGATATGCATATTTTTTAGCAGTCTTTTCTTTTACACCTTGACTCCATCCTTCAGTATTAAATCCAAATAATCTAACATCAGAACCTTCTTTTCCATAACCTTTAATGAAATATATTACTTCATTAGTATCTGGTTTACAGCAAATAAAGTCAGCATTTTGTTTTTTAGCATAAACAGCTTTCATTATTTTAATCAATTCTTTATCTGATGTTGAAAATTTCTTAAAATCACTATCTTTAATTTCTGACCATTTAATACCTTGTATACCCGTTTTTGATTTGCCCCAACGTTGTGGTTCTGTTAATGGACCAAAAATAGATGCAAAAGATCTAGCTGATTTTGAAGGTAAATATGAACGTTCACCATTTTTATATCTTTCAGCTTCACGTTTATCATTTTCAGCATTTTTTGCTTCGGCTGTGTTAATAGCTTTTGCTAATGATTGTAATAATGATGATTTAAAACTTTCATTTAATATTTCTTGTCCAGTTAAATCATAACATACATTATTTACTTCATTTATATACATTGCATTAACTAATGCATTTTGTAATGAATTCATATATAGTTAATATAATTTATTTATTCTTCATTAATATTTTCATTTATGAAATTAATATATTCAGAAAGTGATATGCTTTCTAATACAATTCCACGTTTCTTTGCTTCATCTTCAATTAAGCCACATTCTTTATCATATCCAAGTTCTTTACAAACTTTATAATTCATTTTAAGTTTAGCATCTGAACAATTAGAAAGATTTTGTTTACGAGAACCTTCATGCCAAGCTTTCATTTTATCATATGCAGCTTTTTGCGCTTTATCATTCATCTTAGTATCTTTACCACGTTCTTTCTTTACACCAGATGGTTCTGGGTTTTCTAATGGTTTTTCAACAGGAGAACCTTCAGGTTCCATATCACCTTCAACATAAACTTGAACTAATGATAATGAATAAGTAAATAATTTATTCTTTCCGTATGGATCATCAAAATCATGATCTTTTACCATTTTTTCAAAATTAGCTTTAGCTTCTTCTTTAGCTTGTCCTTTTGTTTTTGAATGGCTTCCCCAATAACCAGCTGATTTATCATAAATAGCTTCCCAGTGATTCTTTACATATTCAGTCTGTTTTTTACCTTCAGATTTTTTCCAAGCATCAGAAACTTTCTTAAATAATGTTAACATTTTTTCTGATGCTTGACCTTTTGCAATTGTTATATTATCAGCAAGTGTTAATTCAATATTACTATCAATAATTTTTCTATCACCAGTATGAATAACAGCAAATTCTTTTTTCTTTGTATCAATTGACAATACTACATATCCGTAATCTTTCTTTCCACGCATATATTTTTTATCATATACGAATGTACCCATAAGTCCTGAAAGAGAATTCAAATCTTTAGTCTTAAATACTTCTTGTAATCTACTAACACAAACAGGTTCAAGAACACTCATTATCAAAGATCTAAATTCCTTATATCCATTAGAAATTGCATTATTCAATTTCTGATATTCAGGGTTATTCTTAGTTTCTTCATCCCAAGAATTCAATTTATTTTGTTTAAGCCATGCAGTACGTTTGTCTTCTAATTCTTTAATAGAAGCATTAGTTAAATTCCAATAACGAACTTGGAATTTACCATCTATAATTTCCCATGATAAATCATTTGGAACTGGTACATAACGAGAGTCAAAATCATCTTTCTTTTGTTGAAGTTTTTCAGCTTTTTGTTGATCATAAGGTTTTGCATCCTTATCTCCTTTTTCTGCTAATTCTTTAAACTTACCGTCTTTATCATCCCATTTATTCCAATATTTAGCAATATAATCTTCAAGATAATAACCTGCTTTAATATCAGATATACACCCAGTATTACTACCACTTGACATAATAGCAATCCAACCATGTACATGGAAATCATCTTTACCATTAGCTTTCTTAATAGTTACATAATAGTCATGTGAACCACCTGCAATAGCACCAGCATCCCCAGCTCTATCGGAAGTTACAACATCATAAACATGTCCTTCCTTATCTTTAATGTATCCGTTACCAGACCCATCAAAATATGAGAACTCATCATCATAACCAGGATCTTTCAAGTCATATGTATCACTTCCACGGAAATGAACTGTTTCTTTACGTTCTGTTCTTTTATATTTCTTAAGGTCAGATGGCTTACCTGATGCCTCAAAAATCATTAGTGAAATTGTTTTCATTATAAATCAAATTTATATACTTTAATTAAAAATAAAAATATATTATGTTTAATAGTTATTAAGCATTAAATAAATGGGTTATCTTTTAATATTTTAAGAATTTGTTCACATTCTTTACATTCATTCTTAAAATTTAAAACATCTTGAATAGACATATCAAACCATTCATTTTTTATATTAGATAATGCGTGACGACCGTGCATCATCTTTTCTATTTTATTTGGGTAGTCTGTTTCGTAATATGAATGCAACCATATATCATTTGGATTACCTGTTTGCAATTCTGCAATTCTTTTTTCTATTTTTTGTTGATGCGTCATACCAATTTTAAATTTTTCACCATCACACAATAAATAAACAAAGCCTCTATTAATCTTCATATTTTAATTTACATTTATGTGTAAAAAATAATATATTATTTAAATTATTTTAATTCTTTACTATATTTAATTTATAATAAAAAAAATCAAACAATAAATTTATAATATGACTAAGAACGAAATACTAAAGAAATTTCCATTCTCATTAAAATATGGATCTTCTGGTGAATGCATATCTTGTGCTTATTTTGAAATATGTGATAAAATACTTCCAGGTTTTATTCGACCAAGAAAATGTGGCGGACCATTTTATAAAGAGAAATAATTATTAAGAATTTTATTTTTTATATAATATTTGAATTTTATAAATTAAATACTATATTATATTTGTAATTAAAACAAATATTATATGACTATAATATATTCAAATTATTTAGATGATGATTGTCGAATCCTTCAAGAAATGTGGAAAGGATTCGACAATATTCATATTATTGAGATAACACCATCATCTAAAAATTATGAAGATCTTATTGATGAAGCAATTTCAAAAGAGACAGATACTTTGATTTGCTGTGGTCATGGAACATCTGATGGATTACTATTTCCAGATATGTTAGCTGGAGAATATCTAATTCATGAAAACAACATCAGCTTAATCAAGGCAAGACGGGTTCTATTTGTTTGGTGTTATGCTGCATCTTTTGCCTTAAAATTTCCTAAACTTCATTGTTTTGCCACCTCAATGTTTATATCGAATGAGACGGAAGCTGTGTACAACTCTATATTTGGTTACAATCAAGAGCAAATCAATTCTAACTCCATAAGGTTCATGCAAGAGATTAATTTTTTACTCAAAGAACATGTTCCTCTTGATGAGTGGGTAATGAGATTAGGTGCACACATGGATATAGAGAATGTAGTAGATGTATTTAACAGGCAATGTCTACTTTACCAATAAATTTCATATTATATTTGAATTTTTTATTTTCTTTACTATATTATATTTGTAATTAAAATAAATAAACAATGAAGATTAAATTTACATTCTGGGAGATTTCATTCAAAGGTCAAGTTCTTAATCGCACTTTTACTTTCAAAGGTGCTAAGAAATGGATGAAGAAGTGGATGGAAGAGAATTTGAACAAGCATTATAAAACAATTGATTGTGAAACTGATAAGCTGGTTGATTCTGATGAAGTTATCTACAATGGATTTGATAAAGTTCAAATCAGGGAATGTATTGTCAATAATGAACGAAAAGATCCTGAGATGATCGTTAGTTATACATATTTCCATACTGAAGATTAATAATATAAAGAATATGAATCTCGACGAAGAAATGAAATTGTGGGAAGAACGAGCAGATGATGAGTTCGGTCAAATCCTGAAAAAAATTGCAAATGCAACTAAAGATTATTTGTATTCTTGGAAAGAAATGGGTATTGAATATAATGTTCTTTCTGAATACATTACTGGTTATGCTCTTGATGGTAATCGTAAGTATACTGCTAAAGCAATTTACAATATTCTTTATAATTACGATATTCTTAATAATCATAAAAATGTTAAGAAACTTGTAAAAGAAATGGAACAACTTGTGAATTTTTAATATATAAAATTTTATAAATAATATGAGTGTTTTAAAATTTGATATTGAAGATGCAAAGGATTATTTATATGATGAATTGAATTTTTCAAATAATCGTCAATCTAAATATTATCCTAAAGAATATGTAAATAAAGCATCGGGTATTTTTAATATTCTTAATGATTATTATATGATTGCCAAGGATGAAAATTTTTGGTTGGATTTGATACAATATTTAAGAGATAATAAAAAATTGAATGCATCAATATGAGTTTATTTTGGAAAAAATATAGAATAACATTTGAATTGCCTACTAAAGACAATCAATGGTTCAGATATGCAACTGCTGAATTTGAACAAAAGCGAAATTGGTATTGGTTAATATCTGAAAATATGTCTCTTCATAGATGTGTATTAAATCATATCAAGGCATGGTTCAAACTTAACGTAGATCTTAATTATATGTATGAAGGTGAAAATCCTCATAGATTAATTGATGAATCAAAGTTGAAAATGGCCAATAAGAAACTTAATACATTATGGGATATGGATTGGCAACCAACACTCCCAGGAAAAATTAGAAATATTGAAATAACATATTTGATAAGATAATTATGATAAAAATAAATAAGACATTTTCGGGTTTAGTAACTTGTTATGATGAGCAATATCTTGAATATTCAATTGGATATACTTGTGTTGTTGAAAGAAGTATATTTGTTCGCAATATGAAAATGAAATCTTTACATTTTAATTCTATTATTGAAGGAACAATTAGAGAAGTTGTTGCTGAACATAAAATGAAGTATTTTGTAAAAGATGTTGAAGATGAGTTCAATAAAGAGCGAAGTAAGTGGATTGATTTAGTAAAAACAAATAAAGCTGAAAGAGAAATAAAAAAGAATATTATTGGTGTTTTAATTGATAGAGCAAAAGATTTTGGATTTAATCTTATTATGTTTAATTGGATGCCATCACAGACATGTCATACTCTTGAAGCAGCATTAAGTTAATATGAAACTAACAGGTAAGTCACGGGAACATGCAAAAACAATTATAAAACATATTGAATCACTTGGTGGTAAACTTCAAAAGGAATGTCCAGGTGGTTCAATATATTGTTCATTAAATGCAATCAGGCAAATAAGAATATCGGATCATATTGCTCTTAAAGGAGATATTGATAGAATTGATATTATTATACAATATGAACAAAAACATTTTAAGTTTATTTGCATTTATTATCGTAATATTAAAATATTTGATAACATAGGCCGTGTAAAACAATGGATAGAAGATCTTGAATTTACTATTAATGTTGTTCTAATGAATATGGCAACATCAAGCGTTGTTAATAAACGTAATTATGAACAACAAATTGATACTCTTAAAAAAGAAATAACTCTTAAAGAAAATAAAGCAATTGAATATAAAAAAGAAATTGAAGAACTTAAAGAGTATAAAAAGAAATATCAGAAACTACAGGTTCAAGCAAATAATTCATCAAAATGTAATAAAAAACTTAGAGAAAAAATTGATAATTTAACTCAATATCATAATATGTGGCAAACTGCTTGTGCTGAGAATAAGAAATTACAAAATAAATTAAAGACATTATATATTATTGAAAGTCATTCAAATGAATAAATGAAAAATTTTCTTATTTTTTTATTAAAAATTTAAAACATTTGACTATTTTAAATCGTGGTAATTGAAATATATTATCGTAATAAATATATTTAATTTTTTATTAATTTAAATTTAATTGTAAAGATGAAGAAATTTATTTTGACAATGATCATCGCTCTTATGATGGTCTTTAGCGCGAATGCTCAGGTCGCTACTGAGAATGCAAAGTTGTTTGATAACACTTATGTAGGCGTTGAGGTAGGTGCAACAACTCCTCTTAATTTTAATTCAATGTTCCCAGTTAATACTGTTGCTGGTATTAAGCTTGGTAAGGAGTTAACTCCTGTATTTGGTTTAGAAGCAGAAGGTTTTGCTGTATTTGGTGATAACGTTTATCGTTACGGTGTTAATGGATCAATTCCTGCAGAAGGAGCATTTAATGTACATAAGAATGGCTCTGTAAATACTTTTATTAAGGTAACAAATGTAGGTTTGAATGGTGTAATTAATTGGTCAAATCTATTGTTCGGATATCAGGGAACTCCACGATTCTTTGAAGTAAAGACTAATACAGGACTTGGTTGGATGCATTATTTTGGAACTTATACTCCTGCATATCCATTTGGTGGTTATATAACTGCTGGTAAGCAAAATGTATTGACTGCTAAGACTGCTGTAGATTTTGCTTTTAATCTTGGTGCAAAGAAAGCACATACTATTACTGTATCTCCTGGAGTTTATTGGAATCTTAATGAAAATGGTAACGTTAAGTTCAATAAGAATTATGCACAATTTGGTGTAATGGTTGGTTATACATACCATTTCAAGACTTCTAATGGAACACATCATTTCAAGACATATGATGTAGGTGCTATGATTGGAGAGATTGACCGTTTGAACTCTGAACTTGCAAAGAAGCCAACTGAGGTTGAAGTTATTAAGTATGTTGATCGTACAGTTAATAATTATAATGGTCCTGTAACAAACAATGTTGCTACAAAGGCTGATAAGAATACATTTATATTCTTCGCATTTGACTCTGATGTTCTTACAAATAACGCAAAAGCTACACTTGATGAAATTCCTACAGGTGCTTATAACATTTACGGTTATGCATCTAATGAAGGTTCAACTAAGTATAACCAAAAGCTTTCAGAACGTCGTGCTACTGCAGTAGCTAAGTATCTTGAATCTAAGGGTTCTCGTATTAGTACTATTAAGGGATGCGGTGTAGCATTCGGTAATACTACTGGCCGTGTAGTTAAGGTTTGTCCTATTAAGGAAATGGGTAAGTAATTTGATTTAATTTATTGAAGCCGGCATACTAGAAATAGTCACTGCGACAGTCGGGCATATTTTTTTTACTTTGGTAGAAAAAGTATGTCCGATTTTTTATGTTTAAAAATATATGATTTTTTATTATGGGTTATTACAGTAATGGTTATCGTAAAGCATTAAGAGACGCTGGAGGAGATGAATCAGAAGTTCATTACAATTATGGTTGGTATGGATCACCAACAGGAACTGAATATGACGATAATGGACGTCCAATTCCGTTTACTTAAATTTATAAATATATTTTACTTGAATTATGTGGGATAAAGGTATTAAAGAAAGACTAAAAGTACAAGAGAAGATCCTCCTAAGTATGATGAAAGGGGTCGATTAGTTCACATTCCGGATTGGGCTTATGAAGATATGTTTTAATATGACTTTAGATGAAGCTATTGAACATTGTAAAGAAAAGGTTAATGATAGTCCTTGTGGACAAAATCATTTACAATTAATGAATTGGTTAATTGAATTAAAATCTTATAAAAAGATTAATTAAATTAGGAGCAAATATATTTGCTCCTTTTATTTTTATATATAATGGAATTTTAAGTATTTCCATAATATTAAATAATATATTATATGTTTATGTTTTAATGGCTGATAATAAAGAGACATTAATGTCAAATATTTCTAAAAATGTTGAAGAAATAAATAAAGCAAAAAGATTTGGTCCAAAACTTCCAAGTAATAAAAACGTAGATAAACAAACAATACAAGAGTTAGCATATGAACAAATGATTATGGGAACTCTTGCATCATTGGTATGGGGTAAAACAAACATTAAAAAGGAAGACCAAGTTAAATCATTATTAGGAAATAATAAAAACATATATACATTTATAGAGAATTTAAAAACAAATTCTGAAAATTTATATAATCTATTAAATAATGTAATTAATACTGGTAAATGTGTTGTACATGTTAAAATTAATAAATCAAGTATAAATGATTTATCCAATACATTTTGTGATGCAATAAATCAATTAAATGATTCAAAAAATACTAATGTATCAACAAATTTGCTTGAAATTAAGATATCTAATGCTGATGAATTAACTAAATTTATTGAAGAATTAAACAAATTTGATAATGAAAAAATAAAAAATACAATTGGTTGTATTGGTAGTTTTGTACAAGCATTAGATAGTATATCACAAATATCTGATGATAAATTTAATACAAGCATTAAATCTTTATCGCAAGCATTAAATGGTAAAGAAAGTAGTTTACATGAATTATTTGAAAAAATTGGAAAAAGTGTAAGTGATTTAAATATTTCAAATAATATTGTAGGATTATCTAATATTATTGATTCTATTATTAAAGTTATTTCTTTTGATGATAAACAAATCAATAAAAGAGGTTTAAGAAAATTACTTAAATTAGTTGATAAAGATCATGGTGAAATAAAAGAATTACTTGAAAATCTCAATGAAATAACATCTAAATACACAAAAATATCGTATGATGGTGTTTCAACATTAAATACATTATTTGAAGGTATAACTGTATTAGGTGATATTGGATTCATTAAAAGACAAAGAATTAAAAATAATATATCATATATTAAAAAATTTATTAAAAAAGATCTTCCTATATTATTTGAAGATCTAAAAAAGTTATCTGCAAAGGAAGCAAGCAAAGATCAAAAAGATAATGTTTATGCTAGTATAAATATGTTATCTTCAATATTTTCATTATTATCTAATGTAAGCGAATTAGATTTTAAGAAAAAATTAAGATTAAAATTTAATTTATGGTATATTAAAAATTTTGTTATTGATGAAATTATTGATATATTTAGAAGAGTAACGAACGTCACATATAAAGATGGTACTGTTGCAGCAGAAGCAATAGAATCATTAGCAAAAATATTAGATTCTTTTATTTCTTTAAGTGATAAAACATTTTTTAAGATATTTAAAATGTCTTTGAAAATGAAAATAATTACAAATACTATAAGCAACAGCATTGCTGATTTGCTTAATAGTATTATATCAATTTCTGAAGAAGAACAAGTCGAAAATAAACTTGACTCAATTGAAGGTGTAATAAGTTTTATTATTGGAATTTATGATAATACTCCTTCTATAATGTCATCTATTAAAGAAAGCGAAAGATTATCATTTTTAACAGATAATATTGCTTTATATGGCAAATTGATTAAAGAACATATAAATAAATTGGATGATATATACACTGAAAATGTATTTGTTAAATTAAATAAAATTCTTAAAATTATATCAGCTATTTATAATAATACTCCAGAAAAAGAATTATCAATTAAGGAAGGTGAAAACTTTAATGCAATTAATGATAATATATTTTTGTTACGTACTTTAATTCATAATACAAATTTATTGAATCATATAAATACATTAGATGTTATTCAACAAGATTTATTACAATTATTTAATGATATTCTTAAATTAAATACTGATGATAGTGGAAAAATTATTAATATTAATAGACTAGAAGATTTAATAGATTATTTATCAAAAACTGACGATATTATAAAAAATATATCAGTTATAATAGATAATATAAACAATACACCACAAATCAAAAGAATTGGATGGATTAATTCTTTAAAGAAAATTTTTAAAGAATTTGATAATAGTGTAAATGATTCTCTTGGTACATTAATTACTTATTATATGCCATCTAAAGAGTTAATTAATGAATTTGCAAATATAATATTATCAGTTAAATCATATGCTGAAATAATAAATGCAATTGAAGATATTAAAGAACAAGAAGAAATAATTAACACATTATTAGGTGTTACAAAAACAATTGCAGAACAATTCAATGAAGATATTAAAGATTCAATTGCATCTAATTTTGCAAATATTGATAAATCTGATGTTGAAAAAATAAGTAATATTATTGATATTCTTAAGAAGGTTTCAGAATTAAATAAAATTAAAATAATATTAAATGTTAGTGAATCTTCATTAAATGCAATTGCAAAACTTGGTATACCATTAAGAAAATTTATTGAAGAATTAAAAGAAATTTCTGATGATGACATTAAACATGGTAAAGAAACAATTAAATTAATATTAGGTACTGTTATAAGTGCAATAGGAATATTAGTTATTGCTTCTATTGCAATGTCATATATAGATCCTATTAATTTATTGTTATTTACTGCAACATTAAGTGGATTTTTATTTGCTATTGGTTTAACATTTAGAATGTTTAATAAAGCATTTAAAGATGAAATGAAAGGTGTAAAAGATGCTTTAATATTAATTGGTGGTGCTGCAGCAATATTACTTTTAGGCGCATATATAAATAATTATGTTGATTATAAAAGTGCTTTATTATTTACTATTAAATTAGGAGGATTTTTATTTGCTATTGGGCTTATATTTAGAATGTTCCATAAAGGTTTTGAAAACATAATGAGCGGTATTGAAAATGCATTACTATTAGTAACTGGTTCATCTGTAATACTTTTAATGGGATCATTATTTGGCAAAATTATTGATTTTGAAAGTGTATTATTATTTACTGCAGAATTATCTATATTCTTAGGTGCAATAGGATTAGTATTTTGGGGTGTGCATAAAGGATTTGAAAATTATATGAATGGCGCTCGTGATGCTATGCATATAGTTGCAATTAGTGCATTAATTCTTATAATAGGATCATTAGCATGTAATTATTATAAATTTGAAGATGTTCTTTTATTTACTGTTGAGCTTTCAATATTTATTGTTGCTTTAAGTGGAGTATTGAAATTATCATCTAAAATACTTGGAAAAGATTCTATTAATAATGTTAAAGGTATAACAGATATTATAATTGCTTCTTCATTAATAATGATAGCTGCTCAATTATTATATGATTTTATTGATTTTGATAAAGTCATGGGATTTGCATTAATACTTGGAGCCTTCATAGTAACATTAAGCGGAATATTTTGGTTAAGTAGTAAATGGATTAAAAATGCAATAAAAACAGTTAAAAGCTTTATAATTCTTGTTGGCTTGTCTGCATTAATTATGTTAATTGGAGCTTATTTTATGTCAACTGATTTAATGTATAAATCATTTGAATTTGCAGCTGCATTAGCATTATTTATTGCATTAGTTTCTGCTGCATATTTAATAACAAACAAATTTGTAAAGAAATCATTATTATCAGCAATAGAATTTGGTATATTAATTGCAATATCATCAGCCATATTAATATTTGTATCATGGACTGTACAAGCAGATTCTAATTTATTTACTAATGCATTATGGTTTGGATTATCATTATTTACATTTGTTGTAATAATGGGAGGAATATGCAGGGTATTAGGTGAATTATGGGATAAAATATTAATTGGTGGTTTAGTATTAATTGGTATTCTTGCCTTAGTTGTATTATCTTCTTTTGTACTTAATGTAATATATACTATTGTAAAACAACCTAAATTTTTTGATACTATAATTGATGGCCTTGAAGCAATGGGTATAGTATTTGGAAGTTTTATTGCTGTTATATCTGCATTAGGAGCAATTACATTAGGAGGTGCATGGACAGTATTTTTAGCAGGAGGTGGTGTATTATTAGCAATTGAAGGATTAGCGTATTTAGCAGCAAGAGTATTAATAGTAATTGCAAATGCAATGAAAGTATTAAAGTCAGTAGATATTGATGATACTGCATTTGATAATATGAAAAAAGTAATTACTAATTTTGGTGAATTAGTTGGTTTATTAATTACTGCAATTCCATCAAATCCATTAAAATTAGCTAAATTACCTATTGCATTAAAAACAGCAAAGGAAACATCAATAGCAGTAAGTTATATGGGTAAAACTGTTAAAGAATTTGCAAATTTGAAAATTCCAACACAATTTGATGCTCAAGGTAATGCAACTGCATGGATAACAATAGGTAATGCAGAATTTGCAACAGCCCAAGAAAATATTGGTAAAGTAATAACATGTATATTCAAAGGTATTATGGATGTTGTAAATGATCCTAAAAATAAAGGATTATTTGATGATAATTTAATTACTGATTCTCCTGCAATGAATGCCGCCAAAGTTGCAAAAATGATGGGTTCTGCAGTAAGTTCAATTGCTAAAGGAATTAAAGAATTTGCTGATTTAAGAATAGCAACAAAATATAATTCAAAGGGTGAACCAATTGAATATCAATCATTAGTTGGTAAAGATTTTAATAAAGCACAACAAAATATTGGTAAAGTTATAACATGTATAAAAGATGCATTATTATTTGTAAAAAAAGATAATAAAGAATTATTTGAAGAAAGTTTATTTAGTGATTCTCCTGCAATGAATGCAGCAAAAGTTGCAAAGAAAATGGGTGATGCTATAGGATCTATTGCATATGGAATAAAACAATGGGTAGATTTGAAAATAGTAACAAAATATAATTCAAAAGGTGAACCAATTGAATATCAATCATTAGTTGGTAAAGATTTTGATACTGCTGCCAGTAATATTGAAACTGTTTTAACTTGTATTGGTAGGGCATTAGTAAATACAGTAAAAGATAAGCCTGAAATATTTGCAGATGCATTTATGAAAGATTCTCCTGCAATGAATGCAGCAAAATCTATGAAATTAATGGGAGATGTATTAAATGAAACTGCTATGGCAATAGCAGCATATAGTTCAGGAGAATTCCCATTATATAATAAAGATGGTAAAATACTTCCACGTGACCAATGGATGAAACTTGATTTGTCACAATTGGGTTCAGGTGGACCAGTTGAACAAGCAATAAATACAGTATTAACATGCATTGGAACTGCATTAAAAGATGTTGTAAATGATCCAGAGAATGCAGAAATATTTGATGATGGATTTATTAAAAAATCTAAAGCAACAGTTGCAGCTACTGCATTAAAAGATATGTCAGTTGCAATTAATAATTCTGTTGATGCTATTTTTAAACTTTCAAAATTAAAAACTGAAAATTTAGAATCAAAAATTAATACTGTTAAAGAAAACCTCAGAAAAGCAATTAAAGCAATGCTTAGTATATTTGATATATTTGCTAATCCTAACAATGAAAATGCAAAAGGAATTAAATCAGAAGCTGTTAAGGGAGGAGCTGAAGGATTTGTAAATGGTCTAGTTAAAGCAGTTACTTTGGGAAAAAAAGATGGTCCATTTAAAACGAATGGATCTATTGCTGAATATATAAATAACAATATTAAAACTGTTAATGAAGCAACTACATCAATTGGTAAAATTACAAAATTAATATCAACATTATTATCAAATATTGGTAATTTAGTTAAATCATATAAAAACAATAAGAAGCAAATAGATTCATTTATTGCTACTGGAAATAATAAACTTGATTTACCATATATAATATCACAGTCAATTAATAATGTAAAAAGTATATATGAATCAATTATTGGTTCATCTCAAGGATTATCAATTGATGATGAATTAAGTAATACTAAGAAATTAAATGAATTAGTTAATATTTATATTACAATATTAAATGATATGGTTAAACTTTCAGAGTTTACCCAAAATACTGGAGAGGAAGGATATAATGTATTAAGAGATGGTATTTTAAAGATATATGCTGCAACTAGTGCAATTAATAATGTTGAAAACTTTAATAGACATACTAATGATTTAGAACGTTATGTAAATGCAATTAATAGTATTAAATTAAATAATTTAACAACATTAAAAGGATTTGTTGATTCAATGAACTTATTAAGTCAACGTCTTGGTAATCTTGACAGATTAACTGAAGCATTAAGTAATAAGTTATCTGTTGTATTATATGAATTAGTTCTTCAATTACGTAAAGCAGAAGCAACAATTAAGAATGCACATGCATTACAAGAAAAACGTAAAGAATTAATTGAAAAGTCAATTGATAAGATGCAGCATATTATGAATCAACATATGATAGTTGAAATATCTCAAATTAAAGAAGATGAAGATCAATTAGATAAGAATTCTAAGGTTGATGATTCAGTATTAGATGGTTCACCTACTGGTAAATCAGAAACTACTCCTGAATCAACACCAACATTAGATAATCCAGAAAATGCAAAAGTACAAAAGACTAGAAATAAAGAAAAACAATCTAAGGATTCTGTTAATGGTTCTAATAATGGATTAACATTCTTAGAATTTAAGAGATATATGGAAAATGACTTTATTGATAAATTTAGAAATAGTGGAGCATAAAAATAATATATAGAGGCAAGATGAAATATTATAATTTATATTACTTAGAAAACAAATTAAACAATCGTCCAATTACTGAAGAAGAATTAAAAGAAATTAATAAAAAACAACAAATTTATAAAAGAGATTTATTAACCGGTAAATTAAAATCAATACCAACTAATAAAATACAAGTAGTAAAAACAATTATAATATAAATAAATAAAATTAATATATGTTTGGTTTAAAAGGCAGACAAGATGGTTTTAGATTATTATTACCGAAAGAATTTTTAGTTAAAGAAGTTGAAGAAAAATATTCAGAAATAATTAAGCAAAAGCTTGGTTATTTCAATACTCCTATTGATTTTCTTAATGAGTCAATCCAAAAAGTTAATGTATTAGGATTTCAAGATGGTACAGTAGAACAAAATCAACCAGCAACAGGTAGAGATTATACATTAGATCCAAGCCGTAAAGAGCAAAATAAATTTCAATATGGAGGTAGTAATTTTAATTACAGAAATGCAGTATCTCCAATATCATTAACTGATAGAACATTTAATATCACTTTTAGACATACATTAGGATATCTTAATTACTTTATGTTATTTGAAAATTTTTGGTATCAATTTTCAAGAGATATGAAATATGAAGATTTGCCACAAAGATTTACTGTTGATTTATATAATGAAATAGGTTCAATATATGCAAGAATATCATTATATTATCCAATGTTAAATTCAATGGATATGCTTGAATTTGATTATACTCAACCAATTGCTCAATCACAAACATTTAATCTTGAATTTAAATATTCTAATTTTGATTTTGAATTCTTAGAAATAAATGAATTAACAACTGAATTTGATCAAAAATTTGATAGTTAAAATATATACTTATAAAGCTATATAATAAAACATCCTGTTGATATTTAGAAGTTCCTCCAGCATCATTTTATATTATTTATTATAAACTAATAATAAAAGACAATATAGATAATGCTAGAGGAACTTTATTTACATAATTTTAAAAATTTACAAATATTTAATAATTATCTTAAATATTAAAAAAATAATTACTATTTTTATTTGATAAAGTATTAAATAAAATAAATTAATATATAGATGACAAAAAATATTAAATGGTGTGCAATACAACCATTAACTGGTGGTATGTATTTAGGCGCTGAAAAGGTTATTGGGCACCCTGCAGAATTTATTTTATCATATCCAGGTGTTGGTGATCCTAAGTATGATAAAGAACATAATTTGATTAGTGGTGGAAACGAATATCATCTTATGAAATATTTGGACAAAGTTAATCGTCGTCCAGAATATAAAGTATTTAATCGTAAGATGTTTCAAAATGATAATGATATGAATCCTGAAATTATCAATTCTGAATTATGGACAAAGAATCCTGATAAAGAATTAGATTATTCAAATATGGATTTATGTGTAGCAGTACCTGTATGCTCAGGATTATCAACAGCAACAACGGGTTCACAAGAAGCAAAAGATGCTCGTAATTGTAATATGCTTTGGATTGCTAAGTATGCATTAAGAGTTATACAACCAAAGATATATATATTTGAAAATGCTCCAACATTTATGGGTATTCGTGGTGAACATCTTAGAACACAATTTGAAGCTTTGGCAAAAGAAACAGGTTATTCAATAGCATATTATAAAACAGATACGCAATTCCATGATAATGCGCAAACCCGTAAACGTACATTTGTTATATTCTTTAAATTAGAATATACACCAGATATGGGATTTGAAAAAATACAAACAACTCTTGGAGAATATTTTGGACGTCTTCCACAAGATATTGTTAAAAAGGAAGAAGACCTTGATATGGAATTCGTAAATTGTGTTAATTATTACATTATTGGTTATCTTAAAGAAAAGTTTGGTGATAATTGGAGAAAAGAAGTAGAACCTGATATATTTAAGTATATTATATCACATAATCTTTGGAATGAAGTATTAGAATTTACAGCAAGATATAATAGTATATGGCCACAACGTAAAGCATATATGATTCATTTTGTTGACCATTTTAATATGAAGGTATCTCAAGGTAAAGGTGTATTCCATTCATTACCAAATATGCTTAAAGAAGATGGTGTATGTCCAGCCGTAATGTTCAAAATGGTTCAAAGTTGTTTGCATCCTAAAGAAGATAGATTATTGAATATGCGAGAACTTCTTCATTTAATGGGAATGCCAAATGATTTTGAAATGCAAGGAGATAAATATCGAGCATATGCTCAAATTGGTCAAAATGTTCCGGTTAGAACTGCATTCTTTATTATTTCAGAAGCTTTAAAAGCATATGATTCAAAAATAAATAAAGATAAAACATATAAAAATGTAAGGTATTTTAATAATATAAAACAACAAGAAATTGAAAAATGGTAGCTAAATGCTACCATTTTTCATTTAAACAAATGTTAATGAATATCTATATTAAATTGTTTAATAAATGTTAATAATATGAAAATAGTTTTAATTATATTTGGTGTATATATGTTATTAAGTGTGTTACTGTTTATACACGAAATTATAACAGCACCAATACAAGAAGAAACACTTTAAATTTATATTTTTTAATAATGCTAATAAACAAGATAGGTTATTCATATAATGATATAACATTAGTGCCTAGTATTATATCAGATATATCGTCTCGCTCAGAATGTAATCCATTTTTAACAGATTATTCTAATTCATTACCAATATTTACAGCTCCAATGGCTAGTGTTGTAAATGAAAATAATTTAGATGATTTTTATAATAATGGAATACAACCAATTATACCAAGAAATATTGATTTGTCAATTCGTATTAAACATTTACATAGCTCAGATTGGGTTGCGTTATCATTATCAGAATTTGAAGATTTATTTATAACAAATTATAAAGATAGAAAATCTGATTTACTTTGCATGATATATTATTACGTTGTTGTTGATATTGCTAATGGACATATGAAATCATTATATGATAAATGTACAGAAGCAAAACGAATTGCAGATAATAATGGATATGAATTATGTATAATGACAGGTAATATTGCTAATGCTAAAACATATGAATGGATATGTAAAACAGCAATATATCATGATAAAAAAGGAAATAGAAAATGTTCTATAGATTATATTCGTGTAGGTATTGGTGGTGGATCAGGATGTATTACAACATCTAATGTTAGTATTCATTATCCACAAGCTAGTCTTATTAATGAATGTTATCAAGTTAAACAAGATCTAGAAAATGAAACATTAAGACATGGAGCTTATGATGAAATACCAAAATATAATTATGAATTACCTAAAATTGTTGCAGATGGTGGTATAAGAAATTATGATCATGTTATTAAAGCACTTGCATTAGGTGCTGATTATGTAATGATTGGAAGTGTATTTGCACAATGCATTGAATCTGCTGGAGATAAAGTTAATAAAAATGTTAATCAAAAAACATTAATTAAATTTCCTATTGAACGATACGAAAATTTTAGAGTTGACTCAAAAGGTAATGTTTATGGATATTATAAAGAATTTTATTGGTGGCATTTATTAGAACCTTGGAATAATGAATTAAATGCAGCTGAATTAGCATTTGGATCTACATCTAAAGAATATATTAGTGCATTAAATAAATTTACCGAACGTAAGAAATCATTAACCGAAGAAAAATGTATTGGTCTTATGGATGTTAAATTTTTTGGTATGGCTTCTGCAGATGGTCAAAAATCAATATCTGGAAAGAAGACTAAAACGTCAGAAGGTATAACAAAATATTTGCCAATTAAATATACAATATCCGGCTGGGTTGAAAATATGATAAGTTATTTACGTTCAGCAATGTCATATACTAATTGTAAAGATTTGAAATCTTTTATTGGCCAACAAAATTTAATTGTTAATAGTATATCAGAAATACAAGCAGTTAATAAATAATATTCTTTTTTCAAAATATATTTATTTCCTTATTCCTGCAAGATTTCATTAAATAATTCATATATTATTTGAAATTTTGTAGGAATGTTCTATTTTATATTTGTAATAATTAAAATTTGAACAATATTTAATATTTTCAATAAAAATCAAATGAATATGAGAAATAAGAAACGTCCCCAGTACATTGAGAAACAGTTGAAGGAGATTAATGATATTTTTCGTCATGAAAAATTGAAATGGGATGCTCATTATGAAAATGATTTGTTTTCATGGTTTACAAATTATCTGTTGCATAATGGTTGGTATCGTGGATTCAATGTTCATTATGATTTGGAAGTCAAAATGGATAATGGAGAGACAAAAATTATTCGTGCTCTTGCAGGTCCTGATTATGAAACAAAAGATTATTACATTCAAATTTGGTAAATTAATAAAATAATAAATAATATGTCAAAGAAGAATTGATTAAAGCATTAACTGATTATGAAGAGATGTGCGATAATGTAGATACTTGGTTTGACTCTGATTTAGTTGAAGAGGCTCTATCATTAATAGACTCAGTTAAAGAATATTTGCAAAATAATTAATTATGTCACGTACTTATAAAAAGAATATTCGTTGCTTCTGTTGTTACGGAGATAATCGTAAATTTTACGAATTAAGACGTCGTCAGCGTCGTCATCGTATTAATCACGAGGTTCGTAATCTTCTTTCAAAATATGGTCCTGAAGGTCTTGATGAAATGTGGAAAGGACCTGATATGACAACTGAAGCACAATGGATGGAACCTACTGATGGTCATTGGGGAATTAATAAAGAATATATTAAAAGAATGGACCGTAAATATTTGAATAATCCATGTTATGATGATAGATATCGTGACAGTGATTATTGGCATTGTAAATTTGATAGATATTTGAAACCTAAGAATCGTAAACATTATAGAATTGTTTAACTATGACAGATAAATATAAAGATATAGTTGAACGTTATTCATGGGATTATAGGTCCACTTATGTTAAAGCATCATATGCATTTGATGACGCAATGTATGTATTAGATAGGTTAACTACTGGTACTCTTGCTCATAATCTGCCAAATGTAAAAAATAAGTTAGAACGTTTAATGGCTGCTTATTTGGAAGAATCTGAAAATTTAAGAATTGCAAATAGAGAAATACGAAAACTTAAAAGGGAATTGAATAAATGATTAAGAATGAATATGGATATTTCATAAATGAAGGAAATTGTGAAGCTGGATCCAGAGCACATGTCAGAGTATTTGCGATGACAGCATGTAGTAATAAAGCAAAGTATAAAGTAACACTTGATAATGGGCGTGTAATTAGTGTATGTGGAACGCATCTTCGCGAATATTATAAATATGATTATAGAACTGAGAAACCAATGAAAGGTGTATTTATTAGCATGGTAAGCAAAGTAGAGGATATAAAAACCGGCAAAATTATTTATGAAAAAATAAATAGTATTTGAATTTTATAAATAGGTTACTATATTATATTTGTATTAAATAATAAATATATGAAGTATATTATAAAAAATCTTAAGACGGGTACATATCTTCGTAATGGACAAATATTTTTTGAATGGACACCTGATATTTATTATGCAAAAGTTTTTCAGGGTTTGAAAGGTGCCCAGAATACACTAGATAATGTTATAAATTCATGTTCCGGAGAATATAAAATTTTTGGTATTGAAATGAAGGAAGTGGAACTTTAATTTATAAATATATAAAAACATTTATCCTACGAGAGCACCAATTAATTAAATCATAAAGAGAATATTATGGCAAAAGAAGAAAAACTTAAAGCTTGGGTAGCAAGAGATAAATTCGATGATGGTCTTTCCATATATTCAGTTGCTAAACCAGAAAGAGAAAGAGGATTTTGGAGTAATGATGGCAACAAAGGTGCAAGTCGTATGTTCATCAATAAGGAACTTTTTCCAGAACTCAAATGGGAAGATGAACCAATTGAAGTAGAACTAATTATTAGGAAGGTAAAATAATTTAAACAAATAATTTGATAAAGCATATGATTTACGCAAAATGCACTAAAGAGACATATACATGGGAAGGTGATTGGGAACAATACCGGTTTACAAAAGTAGTTGTTGGACATGTCTATGTATTCAATAAGATTGGAGATACTTATTGGATAGTTCCAGAAGCTGCTTCTGTAGAAGATTTTATGGATCATAATGGTTTTATTGATTGTATTGCTCGTGGATTAGAAAAGAAATATTTTGATGAAATGTTTGAAATAGTTTGAATTATGGAAAAAGTACTTGAAATACCTAAGATAACAAACACGACACTTCAATATTTTGTTGATGGTGAATATATAGATAATGTTGATGTCAATGAGGTGAATAAAATTCGAGAAAATGTATTGGAGTACATTGTAAATACTAAAGATATTTCAATTCTTAATCGTTTCTATTTCATTGGCCATAAAGATACGAATGATGGTAAGATGGGTGAAGAGGTAAAGATGTCAATGAACAATTTTGGAAATCTTTCTGATTTGCCTTGGGAAATGTCCCATGTACGTAGAAGCATGATGCACCTAATTGAAATCGGACGCAAGCATTCAGAACTTTTATATAGCTTTGAAAAAAGTTAAACATTATAATAAAATTATGGAAATAAAAGAAGCAATTATAAAAATGGAAAAATATATGGAAGGAATACTTGAATATCCTAACCCATATCATGATCCAGATACTGATGCATTAGAGACATTAATAGAATTTGCAAAATCAAAACTTTAAAGAATATGACAAATTATATTTCAATTAATAAAAGAAATGCAAAACATTTTCATGATTTATGTGAATTTGCATTAGCTTATATGGATCAAAATTCTATTAGACGACCAGGAATATGTCATGTTATTATGGATATTAAAAATGTAACGAACGCAATTTTGAATATTCAAACAAGAGATGGTAAAATATAAATATTATACAAATATTAAATAAAAAATATTATGTTTGAAATAGTAGGAAAGTATACAAAAGCAATTGTTTACAATGATAATGTTGAAGATGAAGCAGTTGCACAAATATATGGAATTGTAAATTGTAAAGCTTATGAAGGTCAGACAATACGAATCATGCCCGATTCTCACTGCGGAAAGGGGTCAGTCATTGGTTTTTGTTCAACATTTGGAAGATACATTGATCCACGTACAGTTGGAGTTGATATAGGTTGTGAAATTTCTATGCATCTTTACGATAAGTCTATTCCTGAAGATAAATATGCTGAATTGAATCATAAGATTCTTAAGGAATGTGGTTGGGGATTTAATTTGTCTCCTAAGAAGATGTATGAAGACAAAGAGCTTTATAAGTTTATGTCTACTG